TCATTTTTTAGATATGGTTGCAAATTGTTCCTCTATAGCTTTTAGCCGCTTCCCAATATGCGGATCAAAGTCATCTACTAGATGCTTTATAATTTCATTTTGTAATTCTACAATAGTCATTAGTTTTTCTAAGTCTTCATTCATAGTTGTCAAGTTTCTAGCATGGTGCCAGTTACTCATAGCATTTTTTATAAACGAATCAAACTTTTTATCATCTATTCCATCAGCCATTAGCTTCTCCTTATAGTATTTATTTCCCAATGGCGCGGGTAGCTAATTTCTCAGCCAATACGGGCCAAGTATCTTCGTCTAGCAATACCTCATGAACGGTGTCTCCTCCATCAAATAGGATATTCCAAATAGCTTTTGCTTTCTCAGTGAATGTCCTAGGAGTATTGACGAATGAAATCCATAGTTCATCATCTTCAGGATAATGAGACACTTTGATTACATGACTTGGATGGTTACAGCAGCAAGCCGCATATAATTCCATCTCATCGCCTTCAGTGCTGTTTGTGAAAATCCTCATCTAATCTCTCAATAAATGCTCGTCCCATTACGAGATAGTCGGCTCCAGCATCAAGTGCTTCTTGAGGTGTAGCAGTTCTAACCTGATCATTGTTCATTGGAGTCATTTGTATGCCGGGGCATATTTTCTTCAAATGTTTTACATCTTTAAAATATTCTAAATCCTTTGGTGAACATATAGCTCCCCAAAATTTATTCTTTATCATTAGGGATATTGAACGCTCATACATCTCTTCTATAGACTTGCTATATATTTCTTTACATTCATCCTCAGACATAGATGTAAGAACTGTTACTCCTAATAGTTTTATATTATCAGTGTATTTTTGAAGTTTTGATAATGCTGCCTCAGAGTTATTCATATGAACTGTCATCATAGAAGTATAACTTTTGATTTGTCTTTCAATTACAAGATTCATTGTATTTGGAATATCGTGTAACTTGAAATCTAAAAATATATTTCTTCTATACTTTCTAATAAATCCATCTAACAAATGGTTTATCTTAAATCCATATACTTTATCTTTATATTCTTCTATTATTTTGTCAGCTTTAGTAACAGACATATTATCTAATGCTATAATAACTTTAGATATGTCAAAATCAAAATCAGCCATAACCAGATATCTCCCGTGCTTCTATTTCAAACGGATTGTTTCGGTATCCATATCTTATACTATACCAAACATATAACACAATAAATTTGACAGTGCCATGTTTTTCATATTGATCCATATGCACTTCTTCGTGCGCTCGCAATCCTTTATTATCTAATGAATTGAAGTTCAAATACCAAGCAGTGTCTTTAGATACTGTTATAGCTGTAAATTTTCCTCTACCAAAAAAATCAAAGAAACCTCTGTAAAAAGATGGCATCATAATATGATTTTTATTTGACATCTTCAGATACCTTTATAGATCGAGTTTCTTCTATATGGAGAAATATTCTATCTCCATATATTAGTTCAATTTTATCTTTGCTTATATACGAATCATTAGACATTAGCCAACTAATACGCTCTAATGCCTCATCTTTATCTTTATAATGTTCCACTTCCAAATTGAAAGAGTCCAAATATACTATATAATACATCGCGAATTGTGTCTCCGTAAGCTACCCATATAATCTTAATATAGGAAGCACCAACGACTCCTATAAGAACATAGGTAATATATACTAATAGTATATATGCTATTTGTTTAGTCTGTCTCAATGTTAAGAAGTGCATATTTCTCTTCGTATAAAGTTCGTATATCTTGATATTGTTGACTTATTATCTTATATTCGTTCTTAGCTATTAAATAGTCTTCTTGTTTTTGTTTAACTTGATGCTCTAATACAAACATCATTTGCTGAAGTGTTTGTAATACTGTGCTGTCTGATGGTATCATCTTTGATATTCTAAAGTAATATTACGTTGAAGTTTATCATCCCAAAAAGTTACTGTAGAATGTGTATAAACACGTTTTCTATCTTCCCTGTAACGACTTTCTCTACGACACTCTCGCTCAATGCGGTATTTGCCTGTTGGCTTAGGATCGCCTTCAGCAACATCACCACCAATAACAGATCCTGCTATTGCTCCAAATCCGGTAGTCACTTCATTAGCTCCTGGCACGTTATTTCCTATAACAGCACCAATAATTCCTCCGAGAACAGCACCGCCGGCATCTAATGTGCCTTCCTCACGGCGATTGCTCATTACAGGAACTTCCTTCTCATAACAAACTTTTTCAGAGTATGGACGCCGTTGGACAACCATCTCATAATGATGTTGAATATATGCCTGTGTTTGTCCGCCACTGTTCTCTTGAGCAGGTGATGGTGTAGCACCACACACGCCTAAAGGTAATAATACAGTAGCAAACAGTATGTATCTAAGTAGTTTCATTAGAGTCTCCTGAATGTACTGTATTTATCAGTATCTAGGTTCTCTTCTGTATAATCTTGTCAGCAAGCCCGTATGCTACAGCATCCTTGGCTGACATAAAGTTATCTCTATCCATATCAGCAGTTAGCTTATCAACGTTCTGCTTTGTGTGAATAGCGTAAATCTCAGTTAGTATTTCTTTCCAGTGCTGTAGCTCCTTGTATTGGATCTCTACATCAGAGGCTTGTCCGTGCGCTCCGCCCAGAGGCTGATGAATCATATGCCTTGAGTATGGCAGCATAGTTCTAAAGCCTGGCTCGCCTGCTGCGGCTAGTAGTGATCCCATAGATGCTGCCTGCCCCATAACCATAGTATGGACAGGTGCTTTGATAAACTGCATAGTATCATAAATGCTCATCCCAGCAGTAACAGAACCGCCTGGAGAGTTGATATAAAAGCTAATGGGCTTATCAGGTGCTTGGGATTCTAAAAACAGCATCTGAGCGACAATAAGCGATGCGGAATGCTGATTCACATCTGTGTCTAGCATTAGGATGCGATCCTTTAGCAGCCTGCTGTAAATGTCGTATGAGCGTTCGCCACGACTTTCGTGTTCAATAACAATGGGTACCAAGTTTGGCATATTATCCTTTAGATTTGACGTAGTTGAGTTGAGTCTCGGGAAATTTATATTTGAATGATTGTCCATGACTTCGTATCTTAGCAGACAAAGTATAAGTTGAACCTACTTCCATTTGAAGGTTAGTGCTCCAAGCTCCGTATAAGTTGCCATTCATACCTAGTGAATACACATAACGCCCAACACTATGGATGAACTTCTTCTCTAATACTGTGAAGTCACCCTCAATTTTATCACCCTTCGTGCCTTGGTGTGTGCTGTCACTGTAATCAGATTTTATAGTCTTTTTGGCAGCAGCCTCATTCTTCTCACGCTTTACTAGCTCGGGGATATAGGCAACAAGTCCAATAAGATTCTTCTCAACGCCTTCCTCATTTGAGATAGCAGCAAGCACATCTTGTTGGAACTGGCTCAGTCCGTTACTACTATTTACTACACCAAGAGATTTGAATGTATATTTCTTGAAGTGATCCAACGCCATGTCTGCGTTGTCATAATCCTCTTGTGAGAGTTCCAAGTCTGTGAGCTTGTGTGTAGTTACCTCACCTTTTCTGCCAAAGTGATCCTTTACTAAATTCTTGTTGGCGTATGACACCCAGACGTTCTTATGGTAGTCAAAGGAATCAGATTTGAGGTAGCCATTGTTACGGCGATATGCAGCGAATGCTGCAGCAATTACTTCTCGAGTTTCAAAATACATAGGCTTTGATGGTTTATATCTTCTGTCAAATTTTACAATATGGCTGAGCGGGCGTCTAACACCTGTAAGCATATTATCTCCTAGATTTTGTCCAGTGTCCGTTATAACCATTGTCCTGTGCCCAACGCACGAACAAACCACATTCTCTACCGTGTGCCTCAATCTCCCAAGGCAGGTCCCAGTAGCTTACTTTGCCTTCCTCATACCACTCGTTCAACCAGCGGTGTCGTCCAGCAGAAGTTTCTAACAGTTCTTTGCGAGCGTATTGCTTGACGTGAACCATTTCGTGTGCTACGGTCTCGAGCATAGTCCTCATGTCCAAATACTTATTGATCTCAATCTCAAAGTCTCTTGGACGACTAGTATTAGCGTGTCCAGCTGGCAGGCAATAGCCACAGGAATCATCGCCTTCGAAATCCTTAATTTCGATTTCGATGTTCAATGTCTTCATGCGTGGCATCAGCTTCTGTATTACATAGTATGCCATGGACTCAGCTTTTTCACGTTGCGCCTTTTGTCCGCCTGTTACAGTTACTATGTTCATTGCCATCTCCTTATGCGTTGCTAATGTATTTACTGTATAATTGTATTATAGCATAGTTGAGGATAATGTCAAGCCTTTTTCTCATATATTTTTTGAGTATCTTCATTGGGTGTTGAGGCTACAACGCCTTCAATCAAATCCCAATCAACACGATTGACGAATACAGTTCCATTATTGACGTCGTCGTTCTCAGTCTCAAATTCTATAACGGCGCTACCTACGGCTATCTGATGCTCGCTGAATGTTTTCTCCCAGCGTGTTTTTGCCTCAATATATACACCGTCCTGTGTAGCGTCGAGGTTGATAGTGAAGTTGGGCCCGTCAGCGTAGATATTCTCAATAACGCCTGTGGGATCAGTCACTGTCAAATTTTGGATAAACTGTTTCATTGAATAGCCTTGTTGGAGTAATATTTACTGTATAGTTCTAATTATAGCACGGACAGCAGAAAAGTCAAGAAAAATAATCCGGGGGGATATCGTCCAGAGGTACAAACTTGACAGCCATTTTCAACTTGAGATACTTCTCTTCGTCAGCGTTGGGATGTAACTTGTAGTATTCATTTAGAGCCATGTTCTTTGCTTTAATCATACCTATGGTAGTATGCTCTAGTTGATAATATATATGATCATAGGCGTGTTCGCCTTTATAGTTTATTATAGTGTGTGTAAATTTATATGGCATTATGTATATATGTGATATTTAACAATTATATATAGGAACCCAATAAAAAATATAGACATTAAAGCTTCGTGTAATCTATGGTTTTGGGTAAAAATCATAGGTAACATTACACAAAGCATAATATATCGTCCTATTAGTTTTATAGAGTCCCATGGTTCTTGAAAAAATAATAATAAATTACAAATTAGAGCTACCTGTACTAACCAAGCTAACCCTAATATAACAGAATGATAACGATACCAATATCGTTTCATATCTACACGAATGTCTTTATGATGTTGAGGTGCTAATACTTCACACAACATAAACATCAGTATAGGTACTGTTAAAAATAATAGATATGTCCAGAGAGTCCAATTTTTATCAGGCCAAAATTCTAAATCATTTAGAGGATAATAGGTCCACCAAAATAGAATGATTGTAAAGAGTGTAATGAATACAAAGATAGAATGAACCCAATAAAACTCAACATCATTTGTATCATACATGGAGAGCTTTCGCCTTCCATTAGGCTCGAGATTTGGATCTACTTTAGGAAGCAAGCTATATTCTTTAGAAATATTATCTTTTAGAACTAGCCCAGTCATATTAGTTACAAGACGAATTAGCCCTAAACCTAATATAAGAAAGCCCATCATCGCAAGATGTTCAAATCTATCCAGACAACTACCCTCCTTTACATACTAAACATCATCCCCGCAATATTATTTTATGCTACTATTTAGCTTTTTCTAGAATGATAGTTCCTTGATCTCCAATAGAAACTTTGATTTGATCTCCTATTTTGAAGCCAGCTTGTTCTATTATATTGGGTGGTATAGTTAGTATAGTTTGTTCGGGGTTGTCAGGATCGTGTGTAAAAACTTCTTTAGCATCTACAATATATTTTATTTCTACTTGTTCTTCCATAATCTCTTTTATATTAACGTGAACGCCAGATAGATGCCGAAACACCTTTTGTTATAATGTCTTGGTTTTGTGAATCAATCATATCACTATTGTACATGATATTCTCTATTATATAGTCGCCGTTAAAGTATTCTCGCATTAAAAAGGTTAGCTTGTTAGGATCAAATTTATCATCTGTTCTTACTACCCCTTCAAAGAACTTTCCTTTTTCTGAAGAATATACTTGTAGCATATAATGCGATTCAGTCTCTTCTAATACTTGTTTGGCTAGCATTGCTGGATAGTCTTGTGAATAATCATTTAGTGATACATTTTCTAATATCGGTATGATCTCTCTGCTGTTATACGCATCTGATGATACTTCAGATACAGATAGTTCTGTACAGCGATAATCAATACCATATTGTTTAGTTATGATAGCTCTAGACTCTCTCCAAGTAGCACGGAAGTCAGCGTCCTCATCTTCAAGTAGAAAGTCCGCTGACAGAGGAATGTAATCAAATGAATCAATATCTTCAGATTCTAAAACATAGTCTAGCAGTAAATCTTCATCTGAGTTTTTACGAATCTTATACCAGTAATCGTAAGCCTCTTTTGTTAGTTTTATATATACGGAGTCTCCTCCATATCCTTCCAATGTTATTCTGTAGAATCGATTCATTTATTACCTTACATAGTGTTTTCGAGATACTGTAATACAGTCTCTGGTTTTGTTTGCCCATATGGATCGTCGTCAGCGCCTACATTGTTGATGCCTGGCTCTTCAAACATTTGTTCAATAACGCCATTGTTCACAATCATTGCATATCGCCATGAACGCAATCCAAATCCTAAGTGACGCTTATCAACAAGCATACCCATCATTCGTGTAAACTCGCCATTACCATCAGGAATCATTTTTAGATTTGATAACTGTTGATCCTGTGCCCATTTGTTCATTACGAATGAATCATTGACTGAAATACAATATATTTCATCAATACCGCAGTTGCGAATTCTATCATAGTTTTGCTCAAAGCCTGGTACTTGATAGGTTGAGCAGGTTGGAGTGAATGCGCCTGGTAGTGAAAATACTACTACCCGCTTGCCTTTAAAATAATCATCGCTAGTTACGTCTTGCCAGCGGTATGGATTTGAACCGCCTACGTTTTCGTCTCTTACTCTTGTTTTAAATGTTACTTGTGGTACGATATTTCTCATTGTGTGTCTCCTAATTTTTCCTGAAGTTCTTCAAAACCGCCTACATATTCTCCTTCCATGAAGATTTGCGGTACTGTTTGTGATTTAGTTACTCCCATAACCTTGCCAAATAATTTCTTATCAGCTTGTATAAACATATACTGGATATTTTTTTCTTTGAAAAGCTCTTTTGCGCTATCGCAAGAAGGGCATTTTGGATACGCAAAGGATCCTACAACGTAGTTTCCTTTACTAAAGTCAACTTCATATTTAAACATTATTTCCTCCTGTCTATATGTGTGTTTTGATGTTTTTTATCTATCTCGGGAACATCAAACCCATGATCCTTATTTCTATTAATTTACTCCTTCGGGTGGCGGTGGTGGTGCTTGCTGTGGTAACGGCTGTTGTGGTATTACATCATCTACTGTAGCTAATAGCTTTAGCAGCGGACCCATCTCAATAATATTTCGTATTGTATTCTCACTTTTCTTATTATTAGTTCTTACTTGAAATAGCATCATTTTTGGTTCAAAACCCATTCTGCCATTTTTTCTCGCAAATTTTTTCTCAAGTGATGTGCCTACACGTTTACCAAATATTTCAATTAGTGGCTGCCCGCCATCAGTTATGACATCTGCTTCTATATCATAATCATTTAGAGCTAGTTTTAGATTCTCTCCAAATCGCAATTTTTTATAACCTGCTTTTGGACCATCACCAACTATAACCATTTCTACTTTATTGTCACCTCTGGTAGCATGAGTTTGTATACCATTCAATACTCGTTGTATAAATGTAAATTCTTGTTGGGTATCATCGCCTGCTAATTCTCTTTGTATTTTCTTTCCTACATCTTTAAAGATCTCAAATACTATTGGAAAATTTAGATGCTTGTTTTTCTCGTCCTCGCCTTTTTGCATCATTGCTCTGAACTTCTCATCTATCTCTATGCCAAATGTAGTTCTAAATAGATCTTGATAAGTTGAGAATTTATAGCCACTGCCTTGTCCAAACTGCTTGATATCTCCTGCTTTTAGTGATAATAAGTTGATAGCATGATCCATATCATCTACATATAAGAACAAGTCTGCTTTAGTTCCTTTTTGATCCGCTGTTCCATCTGACTTGACTAACACTTTGTTTTTACCAGTGTCTTTAATAATGCGTTGGTTGGCTGCCTCTACGCCAGAATCTTCATTTACATATTTGGCAGAGCTTGCTACTAAATTAGCAATAGTTGCATCTGGAGATCCTGATGCTACTTTGTTTATAAGAGTTTGGAATCCTTTGCTAGTAAGCACAACTTCAATTTGAACTGAGTCTTCTGCTACTTGGGCTGTATATACGCCTCTCATTGTAGATTTGCCAGGCACTGGCTCAGTATCAAAACTTTTTATGACATTATATATATCGCGTGGAGTGACATCTCCGCCATCCCTCTTTACAAAGCGAGCACCAACAGCAGCGCCAAGGATAGCCTCTGTAATGTCTCCTTTGTTGTACCCAGCTTTTGTGGACATATCAGCAGTTTTTTCTAATTTGCTCCATTCTATAGTAGATATCTTAGCTCCTGTTTGCTCTTGATCTACCTCAAATTTGAAATTGATTCCATGTCCTCTATCGTTCTTATAGATTGTATTTGAATCTGCTGGGATCAAGAATCCATCATCATCTACATTTAGCGCATCAGTGTCAGTAGGATCAATTCCTCTACCAAACAACGCATCTTGAAATGCCTGTGCTGATTCTGGTTTGATATATACTTCATCAATCCCTAGCTTTTTTCGTTCTGTTGGGTCTATGGGCCATGGTTCTCCTTCTTTGATGGCATCTATAACCATCAAAGCATACTTGCCATAATGCTTTAGCTTATCGTTATACTTTAGCCCGCCCTCACTCAAAATCTCATAAAATCTCATCGTTATTCCTTTTATATATTTATTTTAGGAAATAATAAATCCTGACAAAAGGTTGTGACATCCTCTTCCCGCATACCTAAGCTCTCCATTACTCTCGGAGTGTGTGGATTTTTTCGTTGGTTATCACAGTAAAAATTTTGTGCTTCTACTACTTTATACGCATCAGCTGGGCCAGTATATTTAGGTACTTCTACCATATATTTCCGTAGATTATCCACAGCTAAATCTAATACATCATTAGCTTCGTCAAGAGTATTCACATTGCTTGCCGCAATCATTTTATCACTGAATATAGCTTGTGCCCAGTCGGGTAAAGTGCGAGATCGGATAGGAACAAACCCTTCAACCCAGTTGCGGTATTGTTCTAGTAGTGGGTGATACGGATCTAGGGTAGGGGAAAAATCGTGGAAGGCTCCAGTCATTTTGTTTTTGCCTGCTACTACATCAAAGCCATATATAGGAGCATCGTTAGTTGGGACTGGGAACACACATACATGCATCATCCACAATCCCTTCGTCTCACGGGCGTCTAGTGTAGTTACATGAGCCCTACGAACGTGGCTGTTATGCCAATGAGTATCGCTAAGAAGAGCAGGATATGTTCCTGCCAATGGACTTGGACTGCTAGCTTTAATTGCTTCATGATTGATAATGCTTTCAATTTCATTGTGTGTTGATATTAGTTTATTCCACAGTTCGCTCAATGTTCAAACTCATCATATCTTGGAATAATTTAGTAGCCGCTCTAAAAGCATATGCTGCTTCGGGTAGCATCTCATCATTAATTTTACTACGAATATATTCCTTGTAACTCTCAGCATCCTCAAACTTATACATAGTTTTGGATCCTGGAACTCGTGAAGAAATCATTTGCCCTCCACTCATGTCTCCCATATGATTTACATATATATGAGCCATTAGTGATTCAGGTGTTCTAGCTATCCCCCACATAATATGATGAACATATTTTTCAGTTCCTAATGTTAGTGCAGGAGGCCCATTGTAACTCCATAATGATCGGAAATCATTATATATATGAGGGGCTCTACAAATGCCATCATAATATCCGCGCAATAATCCATGAGTAGTTGCTATTTTTTCTAAAGCGTCATATCTAAAATACTGATTCCACAAATATGTAGCATATAGATTAGGGTTTATTTTCCCGCTCATCAATACGCTGACAAACTCTTGACGCTCTGCTTCTTGGTGATAGTGTTTAGTTAGATCTCTAAGACTCATTTAGTTTTTTCAATGTGAATAGCAAGAGGAAATCCTGCTTGCCTGGCTAGCATAGTAGCCTCTGTAGTCTTTTGCTCGGCAATCTCATAACTGTATGTGCCTGCTACTCCACTACCTTTCTCATGGACATCAAACATAATATCGTTAGCCGTTTCCTGATCGTGGCGGAAGATATTCATTAGTAATTCAACAACAAAGTCCATGGGCGTGTGATTATCGTTGAGAAAGATCACATCGTATTTACCAGGTTCGTCTATTGAGCGCTTTACATCTTGGTCCGTCTTTTGTTTTTCAATTACTTCTACTTCACTCATTGTTTTCCTATGTGTTAAATGTTACGGGGGCCGAAGCCCCCTTCAACGATTAGCCTAGAACTTTGTTAACGAATCCGTCAATAACATTGTTTCCAGTAATCTTGATTTTTTTAGGCTGAAGTTCCTCAGGCACTACTCGCTTGAGGGTAACAGTAAGCATACCGTGCTTCAGTCCAGCATCCACTACTTCAACGTAGTCGGCCAACCTAAACTCCCTGCGGAAGCTTCTTGCCCCGACGCCTTTGTGCAGGTATGTAATGTTCTCATCAGTCTTCTGTGCTCTGCCTTCAATACGCAAGATGCCTTTTTCCAGTGTGACATCCAGTTCCTCTTCCGTAAAGCCGGCAACCGCTACCTGAATAGCATACGCATCCTCATCGAGACGAGCGATGTTGTATGGGGGGTAGCTATTGTTCGCAGAACTATTCATAAACATTCGGTCCATCTCGTCAAAGATGCGATCGAAGCCAATTGATGTGCGAGTGAATGAAGGTAAGTCGAGTGTTGTTAATCTAGTCATTTGTTTCTCCTTATAAAAGCAAGAACTAGTTTGTGAGCCCTTTCGGCGCTCACTATAAATGTCCAAAGCACTATTGCTCTTGGACAAATATATTTATCAAAGACACAAAAGCATCTATTTCTTTTGGGCCTTTTCTATTCGTTTTAGCCATCGTGCCCGACTGGCTGCCTTAGCTTTACGTCTTTTCTCTGATGGTTTGACGTATTCCTGTCTGTTGCGGACTTCTTGTATGATGCCCTCTTCTTGTACTTTCTTTTTGAACTTCCTCATGGCTGCTTCAACGTTGCCATTGCGAACAACTACAGCAATACCTGGGATAAAGGGTGTATGTTCATGATACCTATTGTACTTCGCCATAATCTCCTATGTGTACTTTTACTTCTTCTAATGTATATATACGATTAGAACTTATTTTGTTATATAACGGATTCTCGCCCTGTGTAATCCAATATGTATTAGGAAATGATATTAAATATGATTCTATACATTTCAAATTTTCAGGTAAATTATCAAGCTCTACAATAGTAATATCAGATGTTAAATGAACATCAAACAACCAATTATAATGCTCATCTGTATTTATATCATATATGTAAATATTATAGTGTTTAGTTGATGTTCTTATAGTTTCTTGTAGCTGATACTTTACTGCTTCACTAGGATGTACTAATAATACTGTATAAGCTCTATCATAAATTCTATCTGGTGGTGTGATAAGTTTTATATCACTCATAGTGTCCTATGTCTATGTAAATTTTGATTTACCCATTCCCTTGCTGCCTCAACATCAATGCCTAAAGATGATTTTTTAGGCTTTGATTCTTCTTCCTCTTTGGGTAGTTGAGGTTTCTTTTTTTTAGGTTCTGGTTTCAGTTCTACTATTTCTTCTCGCTTAGATGACAAATCAAATAATGACATATAATTTGGATTGATAACTTTTAAACTATATTGTGACGCAATAAGTAATATCACAGCTAATGGATCAAATACAAATACCAATACAATAATAACCCAACGAACTGCTTCTTCTAATATATGATTATTAGTTGATCCTGTATATATTAGCTCTGCTATATATTTGACTGGGCCAACTTCTATAGCTAGTTTTCTAGCATCAGCTTCAAGCTCAAAACGAGTTTGTTGTAGTGCCTGATTCTCAATCTCTGCATTTTGAATTATATCTCTATGCCCTGCTATAATTGCTGTTACATCCTGCTCTTCTGCTGTAGCTTGTAGCTGGGTTTGAAACTCTGCTATTAGTTGTTCAGACTTGAGGATTTGTCGCTCTGCTGAAGCTCTGAGGCGTGTTATTTCAGCCCTAGCTTGCTCTACTTCGATGGAACCAGCAGCCTGTTCAAACTTTGTAAGGTGAGCAGCTCGCTCCTCTTCCTTCTTTTGTTGATATGCCGTAAATGCTTCAGCAGTTTTTGGTCCATACTTGCCATCAACTTTTGTGCCAATGTAAGCCTGTGCTTTCTCAATGTCACCGCTGTCAATATAGCCTTGTAATACTGCTAAATCATTATCAACATTTTGTAATTGTTCTCTATAAAATCCTATATAGTTTTCTATAATACGATTTTGTTCTAAAATTAGAGGGCGTATTCTATCATACGCAGAATCTATACGTTCTTGTTCTTTGTCTATTTGTAACTGTATGCTCGCTTGTCCAGATGTGCCAGACGTTTGTAGCGACAGTATAGCTTTTTGCCGTTCTTCTATTAGAGCATCATTGCGTTCCATAGCAGTTACTACACGCTCTATTTTAGCAGTGTTCTCCTGTGAGACGCCAGACTGCTCTATATGTGCTTTGGATAAAAATCCAAATATGCCCATTGATGTAATAAACATCAAAACAATGACAGCAGATAAAAGGTAGTAACGCAACCAGCGTGGAGCTTCGTGCCAAAACCTATGTAACCATACAGCGGTTACTAGTTTGCTTACCTCAAGGATTCCTCCCATTATAATAATGGGAATGGCAGCACCTGCAAATATAGCGACAAGTCCTGCCACCGAATAATAAATTGCTACACCACTAATCGAAAGAGCGGTGAGCATCGTCAGTATTACAAATATCATAAGATATTTATCAATATTCCGATCTAAACATCCACTTCTCTGTGTTCTGATTGTAGCAAGCAGTGTCTTGCCAGTTCTTTACACTACCGCCGGAATGTGTAAGGTCTGTAAAGAACACATGACACATACCTGGGCCCATTGGATATACTGCTGTTACTCGCACACGGCCCATATCGCCTGTGTCAGGACCATGCCATACACAAGTCTCGCCTAAGTTCAATTGCTCTAGCGCAAAGAACACACATCGTTGGTGGCGCTCTCTGTCTGCTACTTCAACATCAAACGCATTAGCTTTGCCCTGTAGCTTCTGTGCAATCTGATGGACCCATAGCCCCTGTGTCTGTGAGCGATTGGCAGTAGTCTGACTACCATAGTAAGGAGCAGCAGAACGGCTACAGCCAATAACAGCCAAACCAATCAATGCGGATAATAATAGCTTCTTCATATATTACTCAAAATAGGAATAACGGGCATCCACCGCTTGCCATTCGCCGTTGGGAAACTTACACAACAAACCTTTTACGTGGCGGGTTTGTCCTTTCATACGATATGATGTGTAGTAGTTACGACATTCTTGTGCTTTGCCTACGTCCTTCATAAAGTGTTCTACACGTGGCTTATCTGAACATCGCATTACAGTCTCGGAACTCTCAAGCTCTCCGTCTTTAGATTTGATAGTCTCATCTACATAGCAAAAATTATGCCCGTTGTCCTCCAGTGTTGCATGTTGATGTGCTGTGGAACAAGCGACGAGTGTCAAGCCCGCAAGGGCGGCGATAATAGCAGATTTCATAGTCATAATATGTAAAGGGGCCGAAGCCCCGTTAGGAATTAGTTCAAGCCTGGATTCAGCTTGGACGCTACAGCCGGCGCATTTTTGAGCCGATCACGCTTCTTAGCCTCAGCAATCGCCCCCTCTACCTTATTTTTAGGAAGAGCAATTCTAGCAAACGAATAGAACTGACCCTTCATCTTATAAGTGTAGTGATTGACGACAGAGTAGTCTGTGAGCGCAACCTCATCAATCTTATTGACGATGAGCATCTCAGTCTCAGTCTCAGAACGCATATCGTCTGGTGTGCCGATGTCGCTCATGCGAATCTTCTCACCTGCGCTAATACGTCCATTGACGACGTCTGCCATATGGCGCTTGGCAATGTTAGTTGCCTTGATTTTAGCTGCCTCAGGGAAGCCGGATTGTGCCTCGCCACAAGCGAAGTAAATCTCCTCGGTGTCCCAAAATGCAAGCCCGTTGGACTCAGTGTCACGTGTCACACACTCTGCGTGCCACTCGGGTACTACATACTCTTTGTGTGTAGCAACTTTAACAGTATTTGTGCCACAGCCAACAGCGGCTACAGCGATGAGAGCAGACAGAGCTGCCAACTTGAATTTGCTAAACATAGCAATATCTCCTTAGGGAGGTTGAAAATGCAGCGATATGCTGCGGTGGAAAAACTTACTGTATAATTCTAATTATATACGATAAATTATTGGTTGTCAAGCACTTTTTTCAAATATTTGCCTCAATGTGAGCAATCTCTTCAGCAGTAAAACCCCACTCAACTGGATACTCTTCGCCAGTAACAATCTGTGACAAGTCAAATCGCTTGACCCATTTGAAACTGTTCATAGGCTTCTTTATTTTGGCTGCCTTGTTGAAGTATTTTACCGCCTTGTTGTTCAAAATAAACTTAGCAAGTGCCTCAGCTTCTGCCATTGTATCTGTAATGTAACTTGTAACAGTGCCAGCAGCAACTGCTGAGTCAGTAGCAATAATGGACTTGGTGCTGCTCAGTGCCGTGCCAACAACTTTGGGCCCAGCTGGAATCATATATCGTGTATTAGCAACGGAATCATAAATGGGGTTGTCACCTCGGCTGCCTGGCAAGTAACGAATAGCATCAACACCATTTGGGCCAAATACATTCTCACGAGCCATTTCTTTTTCTGACTTGTTATTCAACTTACAAGTAAAAGTATCAGTACAGGTAATGTCAAGCATCTTGCCTAGCACCATATCGTCTAAAGCAACACCACTTGTTCTTTCTGCTGTTGCTTGTAATACAAAGTAGCAAGTATCATATTCCCAAACATTCAACTCGCTCATAAAGTTGAGGTTCTTTACCTCATAGTTTCGTATGACTTTGTCCTTCAACAGTGTATTGATAATACCTTTTGGAGTAATCAATGCTACATAACCATCTTTGCGAACTAATGTTGCTGCTAGGTTAGTAAAAAACTTGAACTTCTTAGTGTCGCCTTCGACACCTGTGTTGCTCTTCTTTACATCTGATCCAGTATTGAAGGGAGGATTGCCAATAACTACGTCAAACAGTTTATTCATTGGTAGCTCTGTTATGACTTTTACGCCCATCATTTCTACCCACTCTGTTTTTTCTTTATCATCGGAGTAAAATGTAATATTAGTTTCAGAAGTGTTTGCTCCCATTAGCCTGTTTTGTTCAAGTAGCTCTAGTACAAATTCTACGTTATATAGCACTAGGATATTTTCTGTTGCTTCAACATTCTTTAGAATTTCTCCTACAAGTTTTTTAGTAATAACTCGTGGAGTATGAATCTTATGACTTGACGGCATCATATGATGCTTTTGTAATTTTACAATATGATCCCATGCTTTATCAAATTTGGCACTAATAATAGCTTTGTGATCTACTGTATTTATTTTTGCTGCCATCGTGTGTTTCCTGTGTGTGTGCTAAAATATTTACTGTATAAATATTATTATAGCACACTTAGCAGGAAAGTCAAGACTTTTTCTTATCTTTTTTTATTTTTTTTTTTAGATATTTGCCTCAATGTACTCAATGTCAGCATCAGTAAGTCCAAAGTGGCTATACACATCGGCATTGCTCCAGCTCCGTGTAAAGTCCATAGCTGGGATCTTGCTGAAGAGCTCAATGGAGTTACCCTTTGTGCCTTTTTTGTAGTTGCGGACTAGGAACTTTACCAAGTTGCTATTTAGGTAGCCAATCAAGTTGTCACCTTCGACATCGTTGTTTGTAACAATACCAAAAGCACCAAAGCCTACACCAGCGTCTTTGTCAGCAATCTTTACCTCGCCAATCTTGAACTCAGCGGTGTTACGGCTGAATACCACTTTGCTCTCGCCACGCAATGAAGTCTTTGCTGCGGAACTGTCGTCACCCATAAAGTATGGAAGCGCCTCGCCTTTGGTGCCAGCTCGCAAAATAATCTTGTTGCTACCAGCTACCAATCCGCTCTCATATAATCCGCCGCTCTTGATTTTTAGTCCTGGAAGTCCAGCAACCTTTTCCAATACGCTCAGTGCGTCAAAGTCAGCTGGGTAAAAACCAATCTTGTTGATATCAACATTTACAGTATCGTCGTCCTCATTGACAACTGTAACAGTATTTGGCTTGTGGTTTTTGTACAATACATATGAGCAAGTTGGCATCTTGACATCAAATGTTTTTGCGTTGTTCCACTTGAAGTAGCTCAAGCCATTGTTCAATAATTCGTTGTTAAACTTTTTAAATGTTGCGTTGTTTAGTGATGTCCAACGTGATGGAGTAATAATAGCTGTAGCATAGTTTGAAAGCTCTACAGCCAGTCTTACATACTCCATATATAAATCTTTTTGTGTATCGTTACTGTATGGTGGGTTTAGCAACACAACATCAAACTTTTCATTCGTAGGAAGTTCTGTAATAACTTTGACCCCCATCATTTCTAACCACTCTGTTTTTTCTTTATAAATATTATTATAGCACACTTAGCAGGAAAGTCAAGCCTTTTTCTTACCTTTTTTTGTCTTTTTCTTTTGGTTGATCATTTTTCTCACCAATGCCAGCTCCAGCTCTCGCTTGGCGTGATATGGCGTTCCGATCTCACCTCTGTTCTCATCGTGCTCAAGCTCAGCCACAATCTCCTGCTCTAGCATCTTGAGGGTCGTGCGGCTGAACTTATTATACTTCTTATAGAATTTAGTCAGCGCCTGCTTTACGGTTGTCTTCATTTTTTGATCCTCTAAATAAAATTCTTAGAATTACTTCTACAAGTATAACCACTAGGACCAAAGGCCCAAATGATATGATGAACATCAATGTTTCAAAATCTACCATATATTCTCATTATAGCTTAATGTTTAGGTTCTGTCAAGTAAAAAATTATAGCCAGCGATAAAATTTATGTTTGCCAATTCTACCAACTGGATATTTTGTCTTCGCCCAGCGTGGATTGACATATGTTGCGTGGTAGTGTGTGCTGCCCTCAGTGATCCCTCTGAAGGTTAGGTTGCCCAGCATCATATACGCAATAGTAGTAGCCTGCCTCCAAGCAAGCTCTTCGTGTGTGTCGTCGTCTTGTCCATCACAATACCAAGAGAATTGGCATTTGTTCTTTACGGGATAGTAAATAGCGTCATTTGGATCCTCTGTAAGTTTTGTCTTTGCGGACTCATACACTGGACCTTCTTTGACTACTTCACATATAGTATTTGGAAACCGCTTATCATCTACACGATTGAGGACTACATCAGCTACAGCAAACTGCCCAGCCAACATATCATTTCGTGCCTCATGGTAAATGTTTTGCGCTAAACAATCAATTTCTTCTTTAGCATATGAGTTGATTCGTCTGCTGAAATCATCCAATGCTTCCTGCTTCTTATAGGATCGTTCTACTTCCTCAGACATATTATATACTTTCTGATTTTCAACAACATCAGATGATCCAATGGAGGATGGGGTTATAAATGCTGTAGTCAGCAATAGCACTACAATAAGAAATAGAGCACGATAGAGCATAGTGCTTGTTCGCCCTCTGCGCTCTTCTTTCTTTTGAAAAATTATTCTTTGCTGTTTCCTATATAGACGCTTGTTCATTTTCTTCTTCACACTATACCAAAATAGCATACTACCTTTTTAGGTTGTAGTTGAGTAATCATCCACCAATGTTACAATATCGTCAAAGTCTTTTTCTAGAACCGCAAAGTCCTCCGTACTTGCTGATTCTTGATATTTTTTGAGATTGGCATGGAAATTGTTGATTCGCTCACCAATTCCTGCATACATTTTACTATTTGGATCCGTATCCAACGGGGCGTTATCTTCACTCCATCCTATACCTTCGATAGTGGTTGTAAGAAACTCTACAACTCGTGTAGCGTGGTCCTGTGCTAACTCTAATAATTCTGTCTCTTCTTCATCTTTTGCTATATAAGAAGCATCTGTGGTTGGGTTCTGTACATCTACAGCTAAATCAGCTACTAGTTCTGTATTTAATTCATGATCATTTGCTATACGATTTTTAGCAGCATCTGCTGCCTCTTGTTCTCTGGTTTCTTCATCTTGTTCGTCTTGGGCGACTCTTTGGTCGAAATCCTTTTCCCAAGCAGTCAAGTCTTTGAGATCTTGTTCTTCTTGCGGAGTTAGTTTAAACTCATCACTTAGTCCAAACTTGGTTTTTGCTCGGAGTGCTGCTAAGTATTCACCTTTAGCCTCATCGTTCATATTTTGCCACTCTTGAGTCTCTTGCCCAATCCTGCTAAATATGTCTTCCCATTCCTCAAGCCCGTCTTCCCAATCATCTATAAGATCCGTGTGGATTGGTATATCTCTTGAATATCTTCTAGCAGTATCTATATATTTCTTAATCCCTTTAAAGAGATCTTTCAAACCAAGGAATTTATATACTTGTCCTTCTTCTATAAAGAATGGGATATCTGCTTCAGCATATAAATCTTCATACATGTCTTCATCAATAATTGATTTACCATTAGAATCTAAATATTTTTGTGCCCATTCTTCTATGTCATATAAATCATTGAGTGCGTCTCTAGCCTTGCCACGTTTTAATCCATCGCCAGATTTCATATCGGCTTTTAACCGCTCGATATGTTTATCTCTATCAAATAGATGTTGTTGTTGATACCATACTTCAGCATTTTTAGCCATTATAGCAGATTTATGAAGTTTAGTCAAGTATTTCATACTAGGACCAGTCCATTCAATAGCTATGTTTCCTAGATCTGGTTGTTGATCATAATCACTGTCAAAATCATATGGCTCTTCTGTAGTTGGTTGTACAAAATTCTGTACCTCTCCTACACTAGGAACATAATTATTTGGGTCTTGAAGCTCTTGCATTATTTCAGCAGCCATTTGCTTTCGTTTTGCTCTAAGCTCACGTTTATCTTCAGTCAGTATAGGCCTATGTGTTGGCTGTTTGCTTTCAAAAGTTGCTCCCCATTTCTGTGCATGTCCTTGAAGGTCCAACAAATACTTTGTTAGCTTTGGAAAGTCTTGCCCACTAGCTTGTGCCCGCTGCTGTATATTAGCTAACTGGGCTTGTAACTCTTGAATCCCATCTTTACTATTACTATTAATCATATTCTTTAGTGTTAGAAAAGATTGTGATAGATCATTTCTAAATTGATCTCTTGAGCTATATCCTTGCAATGGAACTTCTTCTGGTGCTATAGTATTAGTTGCAGGATCCGTGCTAGCCTGCGCCTGTGGCTGAGAATTATTTGCCTCTGGCGACACTTCTTGGCTGAAGTCTGCCGGTGTTATAGTATTAACTGCAGGATTCGTGCTAGCCTGTGCCGGTTTGTGAAATTTTTGATAATTTCCTGCGGTTTGCTGCTGAATTTGTTGGGTAGCTTGTGGAATCTCAGGCGGCACCTCTGGAGCTGGTTCAGGTGTTGGTGCTGGTGCTGGTGTGGGCCTATTAGCATATGAGGCATACCTAGCAGCCGTAGCAAGATCCTCTGGTGATGGTTGCTCTGGTTGCTCTGGCTGTTCTGGTTGAAGTGCTGGGTCAGCTTGTTGATCGCCTACTTGTCCTGCAGGGACAGGTTCCTGTGATACTGTAGTATCTTGTGGTTGTTGGGATAGTGTTGGGTCTTCGCCTTCTGGTGCGGCAAACTCTGCTTCTTCTTCTGGGGTTACTTCTGGCGTTGTATCTTGTTCAGGAGCAGCAGGAGCTTGAGTTGGTTCTTCAAACTCCGCCTCTTCCTCAGGTGTTACTTCTTCTTCTTCAGGCTCTTCTTGAGCTGTCGGAGTAACTTCTTCTTCTGCCCCTTGGACAGTTTCTTCATTTTCTTCTTCTTCATTGCCCTCTCCTTCGTAGGAAATAATAGATTCAATAGTATTGACACCAGCAATACCATCTTCCTCTAATCCTGATTCACGCTGAAAATTAGCTACAGCCTGTGATGTCTTTTGTCCGTATCTGCCATCTTCTTTGATGCTGGCACTAGTAAATTGGTTTAGCCATTTTTGAAGCTCTTTTACTACTTCACCGCGTGAGCCTACAGATAATGAGGTTTCTTGTTCTGCCATTGACTGTCCTTATTTTTTATACAGTCGGCGCATATCCTTAGATAGTGATTCAAGGAAATCTCGGTACATTGGATAGTCACCCCAAGATTTGCGGATGGCATACTGAACATTATCTGATAGCTTGGCTCTTCCTTCAGACAGTTGTGGATGTCTATACAAAGACTGTGCAAACTTTAGGTAGCCTTTCATTTCAGCAATTGTTTCATGTGCTGAATCTGGTAAAGCATTCCCCCCAAACTCACGCTTGAAGTCATTGTACATTTTGACTAATTCTTTTGACTCATTTGTGTAGTGTGACATAAAAGTAGCATATGGTGCGCTAAAGTATTTCCTAGCCCATGCGTCATTGTCAGCAGTCATATCGAGGACTTCCTCTTGTACAACTTCTTTCTTATCTAAATCAATGTTTTCCAATAAATCATAAACTTTCATTCATTGTCCTTTAAATATCTCTACTTTTATTTATCGTTTTTATTGTCTGACACATCCAGTAGTTTTGGGGTCATCCCATTTACCGCATATGTTTTTATAGGCTGGTTTATTGTTTCGTTTTGATGAATTGTCTTTTTTGGGAGGATTGGCTTTTGCTATATCCATCTTGCTGCTAGCACTTGCTTTGCCAAATCTAAATGCATCGCCTATTCTATTAATAAGATCAAATGCACCTTCATCAATTTCTACCAATTTCATTATCATTCCTTGTTGTGGGAGGTTTTCTGTTGCCGGGCTTACCCCCTCTAACCCCGAAGCCTCACTACCTATTAGGCAGCGACTAGATCACGATCCATTGAAAAATCCAAGGATGTGATAGCTTCAGCAATGAAACTTTCGTTTGCATTTATAAAGTTTGATGGTAGGTCATCGCCCTCTTTGCTCCTCTTTGATATCGTTATCCTACGTCGAAACTATCATCCCCCAACATACCACTTCGTAAAATGCTATCTTGGTGGAGATGAGGGTGGCGAAACCCTGTCCGTAGCAACTATTTTCTCAAGTCATCAAGCAAAATCTTTTATCCGATGTCTGGAACTGCCAGTGCTGTTTCTAAGACTGCTAATACAACAAATATTACTAACATACATATCAGCCAAATCGCTAAATTCCTTGCATCATTCATATATATATTTATGCTGTATAGCTGGTTCCAGAGCCAGATACTATTGTAGCTACATATGGTCCAGCAACGGAGTCGCCAACCCTGGCAACGCCAATTCCATCCGCAAATGATACGCCTGATGCTGATACAATTGAGCTTACATGCCCACAGCCTGGAAGGACAGCATCGCCTAATCTTGCTACCCCAGAACCGTCAGCAAATGTTGTACCACTTCCTGATATAATAACTCCTGAACCACTCCATGGTGACTTTGGATGTCCTAAGGGGCATGTACCTACTGTTGTATCACCTATTCTCGCAATAGCTGGCATTTTACATTCCGTTCTTTTTGTCTTGAATCTCTTTGCGACGAGCAGTCACAAGTTTACCTAAGTCACCCAATGCTTTACGAGCTCTTGGTGCTGCGGCTTTTGTACCTTTGTTTTCAAAGGTAGCTGATTCAGCTAGATAGAGATTGAATGCCTGTATAATTTCTTCGTGAAGTGTCATTGTTTTCCTTATATTGCTAAGTCACTTGTTCTCTGTAGATAATCATCAGCAACCTCTTTTGCGGATTTTACTACACACAACAATTGTTGATTATTTAGTTTAATAGTTGCGTCCATATTAACAGTGTATAAGAAAGGAGCCATCACTGCTCCTTCTTGTGTAATAACAGTAACTAGTGGCTTATTGACTATGACTGTTGAGCTATCCTCGCCTTCATACCTAGCAATAAGTTCTTGTCCAGCTACTGTTTTCAGTGTTACTACATCTCCTTTTTTATATGGAGTTTCAATTAGCATTTACACCTTTAGTGTCTAATCCCATTGTCTCGATATAAGTAATCATTTGCTCATATCCTCCAACAGGTGTGTTATTAATTTTGACTTGTGGGAATGTTCTAGCATTAACAAACTCTGTTAGCACTTCTTCCCGTGTAAAGTCTTCTCCTAGCTTTTTGTATATATAGTCTATGTTACGAGTCTCTAAGTAAGTCTTGGCTTTGAAGCATTGTGTGCATTGATCCTTGCCCCATATCTCTATCATAAAGTAAATCCTTTCAAACTATCTTTATTTACATCTTGTTTTATACCGCCAATAATATATGATTCTACTTCTGTCTCTTGTGGTGCGACTTGTAAGCCTGAACTAGTGAGCCAATGTTGTGTCCATGGTAGAGGGTTTGTATTTACTGGTTGTTCAAATATTGTATTATAGCCTAATGCTCGTAAGCGCCTATTAGCGATGTATTCAACATACTGATTCAACAGTGTAGTATTGAGTCCGATCATTGAACCATCTTTAAATAAATATTCTGCCCATTCCTTTTCCTCTGCTACACATTCACGCCAAAGGTTATACACTTCTTCCTCACATTCTCCTGCTATTGTTAGCATGTCTGGATCATCTTTACCTTGCATCCATAGTTTTAGAATGTGTGTTGAGATAGCCAAATGTTGTGCTTCGTCACGGGCAATAAAAGAAATAATTTTAGCAGAGCCTTCCATTAGCTTCAGTTCGCCAAAGCCAAAGGTACAAGCAAACGAAACATAAAAACGCAATCCCTCTAGGATATTTACGGTCATCATAGCCAAGAACAAGTTCTTCTTGACTGTTTTCATATTTGAAGTTTTATCGCTTGCTAACTCTATAAATTTATCATAGTGTCTTGTAACAGACTCTGCTCGTTTGATGATATTCTCATCATCAAGTATAGTATCAAACACCTCAGATGGATCAGCATATATATTCTTCATTATATGCGTATATGAGCGTGAGTGGATAGTCTCAAAGAAATCCCACGTTACAATACAACCCTCAAGCTCAGGTAGTGAAACGTGTGGTAAAAATGCTAGACAAGGACCACGCCCTTGCACAGAGTCTAATAATGTTTGATATTTTAAATTGGATGTAAAAATATGTTTTTGTTCGGGTCTAAAATTTTGATAATCTGATCTATCTTTTTGTAAGCTAACTTCCTCAGGTCTCCAAAAATAACCTAGCATTGTTTGATTTAGCTTATCAACTGTGGAAATTTAAACACGTCATATCTTTGTGTGCTTTGTGGAGCACCAAAAAACATATGTTGTTTAGTATAGTCTATTTTGTCTTTATTAAATACAGTCGTCATTCATTGCCTCATATTACGCAGGACTCACATTCCTCAGCATCTTCTAGCTCAGGTAATGGTTCAATTTTTCTTTCGGTTTCTTCAAAGTCACTAGGATCAGTCTTAAAATCATATGTATTCTGATAGTAGCTTGTCTTCCATCCTAGTTTATATGTGGTGAGCAAGTCCCGTAACATTACGCTCATAGGAACTTCGTTGTTATCGTAGTTGAGGGGGTTGTAGCTCCAATTACCACTAATCGCCTGATCAAAGAATTTTTGCATTACTGCTACTATATTGATATAACCTTCGTTGCTGGGCATATCCCATAGTAGGGTGTAGTAATTTTTAAGGCTTTGATACTGCGGAACAATTTGTTTAAGAGGCCCTTTTTTGCTTTTCTTAATGGACAAAAATCCTCTTGGAGGTTCGATTCCATTGGTAGCGTTTGACACAACAGATGAGCTTTCTGATGGCATTTGTGCGGACAGTGTTGAGTGCCGTAAGCCGTGTTCTCTGATATCAATTCTAAGAGCTTCCCAATCATAGTGATGCTGCTTTCCACATATATCATCCAAATCCTTTTTGTAAGTATCAATAGGAAGGATGCCATCATAGTATTTAGTGCGTGGGAAAGCAGTGCAAGGTCCTTTCTCTTTGGCGAGTTGGTTACTTGCTAGCAATAAGAAATATTGAAATGCCTCTGTTAAATGGTGAACTAAATCAACAGCGCCTGGATCATTATATCCCATTTTGTGTCGTGCCAAGAAGTGGGCCAAGCCTATATAACCAATACCTAAACTGCGACGAGCTTTTGTTCCATACTCTGCTGCTAACACTGGATATCTCTGGTAGTCAATCACTTCGTCTAGTGCTCGTACTGCCAGCTCGCATATTTCGTGTAAGTCTGTAAAGTTTTCAATCACACCAACATTAACTGCACTCAAAATACATAGTGCTATTTCTCCGTCAGTGTCGTCTATATGTTGTAATGGGTTGGTTGGAAGGGTTATTTCTTGACATAAGTTACTCATATATACAGTGTCTTTGAAACTGCTATGAGTATTACAGTGATCTACATTCATAATATAGATGCGCCCTGTTTCTGCTCGCTCCTTTAATAAATCTGAAAATAGATCCATTGCTTTGAGCTTTTTCTTTTTGATACTTGTAGCTCTCTCATATTTTTCGTATAGCTCTTTGAACTTCTCTGGCTCTCCAAAATATGCGTCATACAAGTCTGGAACATCGTGCGGGCTGAACAGTGTAATCTCACCATCCCCAAGCAATCTCTCATACATTGTTTTGTTCATTTGTATTGAGTAGTCTAGCTTGCGAACACGATTGTCCTCTGTGCCTTTGTTATTTTTTAGCACAAGGATATCTTCTATCTCTTGATGCCATAGTGGGAAGTGTACAGTTGCTGATCCTCCCCGTACTCCATTTTGTGTGCAACAACGAACCGTAGATTCAAACTTCTTTAGGAATGGGATAACACCAGTGTGTGCTACTTCTCCGCCACGTATTTTTGAATTGACTCCACGGATGCGTCCTGCGTTGATACCAATGCCTGCTCGCTGTGCTATGTAACGTCCAATAGCCATATCTGATGAGAAAATAGAATCGAGAGTGTCATCAGAATCTACTAATACACAACTAGCAAACTGTCGCATAGGTGTTCGTACCCCTGCCATAATGGGAGTTGGAACATTTATCTTAAATAGCGAAATTGCGTTGTAGTATCTGCGAACATAGGAGAGGCGTGTTTCTGGTGGGTATTTAGCAAAGAGTGTAGCAGCAATCATCATATACATATATTGCGGTGTCTCATATAACTGACCCGTACTACGATCTTGACATAAGTATTTGTCCACTACCTGACGTAACCCAGCGTATGTAAAATTCTCATCTCTCTTGTGAGCAATATATGTATTGAGTTTGTTTAGTTCTTCTTCATCATATAGTTCTAGGATCTCAGGATCATATACTCCTAGTTTTACATTTCGTTCAATTAGATTCTTTAGTGGGATAGTACAGTAATCGCCAAATACTTCTTTATATGTTCCGTATAATAAAAGTCTAGCTGCGGCATATTGATAGTTAGGGTGGTCCAATGATATTAAATCATTAGCACTACGAATAAGGACTTCTTGAATTTCCCGTGTAGTAATACCATCATAAAACTGGATGTTTGCGTTCATCTCAATTTGGCTACTACTTACGCCTGCGAGTCCGTCACAAGCAAACTCCACTACAGTGTGGATCTTATCTATGTTTAGTGGTTCTTTAGCTCCAGTTCTTTTAATGATATTGATCTCTGACATTCTTATCCTTTTATTAAGTCATTTATATTAATTTCTTTTAACACGGAAAATTTATTATCAATATCGTCTTTCAAAAGTATTTCATTATCCATTCCTAATACATGGTTATCTACTACGCAAAGATAGCGTGTCTGTAATTCTTCATCTTTAGCTATAATAAACTTCAAGTCTTCGTCTTTATAGCGTTCTGTTAGTTTTAGGCTATAACACATTCCTAACGTGCGTAGGAAAGCACAATACCTATTTTCAAATATTAACGTCCAAGGGCTAGGCCAATCCTTTTCATCCCAAGGATTATACTCCTGACTCTTTAGCTCTATTTTATTGTACTTCTCTGATACATCCTGTAATGGATCTTGACTCTTTTCCAAAGAGTCTCTAAACATCGCCCAGTACAATAGACGATCTTCATAAGAACCTTTATCAAACATATTAGAATTTTAGTTTATGATTCACCAGCTTATATCTAAAATAGGTTGGGGCAACAAAATCACTAGTGGCTCTCAAATAAATTGAATACACCGGATCTGTTGATGTTCCATCGTTTATAAACTCGCCGGAAAAATGTATATCATAATTTAGATATCCAGTTATTGTTTCATATTTAGAATCGCCAACTTGATCATAGCTGTCGCTAATGTAAACTTTATCAGCGCCTGTTTTATCACATGCAATAGTTAACACACCAGTTCGTTGTAAATCATAACTCTGATTAAACATATAGTATTCTAGTGTATAACTTTGATTTTGTTCAGCTGGTAACCGCAGCACATTCTCAGGTGTGCTTGAAGTATATATCATACAATCATGAGTATAACCACTCTGATGGTTAACATTGCCTTTTACTTCAGCAATATATGTAGATGCTACAACAAACTCGGTCCTCAATAAATCAGTTCTATGAAAATAATCATTTACTGTTTCGTTTGTTGTATAGTTAAAATCTAAAATTGGTGTAATAGATTGATACTCATTGCCGCCATAGTTACCTACACTTCTAAATGTATTATTTGTGCTAAGATTATTTCTTCCTCTATCAATTTTTATAGCTTCAGAATGTATATCATCAAATGTAGAGTTTGATATAATGTTATTACAAGGTAACTCATTATTAGTATTCATCTGAGCACCAAAGACTATAGCCCGTCCTAAATCATGGAATGTACATCTATCATATAAGTTTTCTATAACATATTGATTAGCAATTGTACCATATGTAAAGTTAGATATAATAGTGTTTGTGATAGTTACATTACTAGTCTTAACAACAGAACTCAGTGAGTCTAATAATATACCAACACTTCTAGATAGTTCTGTAGCATGAATAGGAGTAAGTGAATCGCCAATTACCCAACTACCTTTTATCTTAACATTATTAATAATAGACTGTTTGCAACTAGATAAGTGTATTCCTATGCCATTTTTGTCTGCGTGTTGTATTGTTAAATTCTCTAATCTTATAGAGCGTGGCTGATTGTTGTAAGTTGTAGCACTATCAACAGAAACTTCATCGAGAGCTGGAAGTCCAGGTTGGCTGAGATCATTTACTGTTATAAAGGCAGCCCCTATTCCTATATAATCAATTATAGTTTTATCTACACCTGCTCCAACAATTGTAGCATATGGAGGAATGTATATAGTTTTAGAAATAGTATATGTACCAGGATCAATATTTAGCACAACTCTGCTACGGGGATCACCCTTTGTAGCATTGTTTATAAACAGTTGATCTATTGCTCTCTGGAATTCCTCTGTTACATCATCTAGTGGATCACCCATACAGCCAAATGCTCGTATGGATACTACATCATCTAACCTGTCTTGTAGAGAGCGTGTGGTAGGGCTTGCTGGTGCTGAGCCTGTTTGAACAAAAGGATAATCCTCTTTGTAAGCATAAGCATCACCAAGTTTAAATATATTATCTCTGGCAGTAAGTATCTTTGTATTGCCAAGCATTGGGGCGCCTTCAGTTAGGCTACCATTACCAATGTATAGTTCCTGTGTATCAATTGCCCAGCCAAGCTCTCCACTGGCTAGCTGGGGTAATCCTAATCCTTGATTTTTCTGTCCTCTACGGATCTGTATTCTACTGATTTGGACAACAGCCACATGACTCTCCTTATTCTATATTGTGTATTTATCGCTCAGGGCTTATCTTTAGCATAGCACGAAATGACTTAAATGTCAAGATAAATCTTTTTTTTCTTATAGTTATATACATAGATAAATACAGTATGAATATTTACTATGTTTATGAATACCTCCGTGAGGACGGATCGCCTTACTATATTGGTAAAGGCAAAGGTAACAGAGCTTACGATGCTGATCATTGTGTTAAGGTGCCACCGAGAAATCGCATCCGTTTAGTTGCCGAGAACTTACCAGAATTGGAAGCATTACGGATGGAAAAAGAACTGATCCTCCTCCATGGTAGAAAGGATCTCGGCACAGGCATCCTACGCAACCTCACTACCGGAGGTGACGGTCCTACACCCGGTCCTGTAACTCGCGCTCGTATGTCTGAGGCTGCTGCAAATCGAGTTGTATCTGATGACACTCGTGCTAAACTCTCTGCCGCAAAGGTAGGCAAGAAGCCTAACAACTACGGCAAGAAATGCAACTACCCAAGCTCCCGTAAATGGGACAGAAGCGGTGACAAGCATCCTCTGTTTGGTAAGACTCACAGTCCGGAGGCTAAACAAGCTATTGGCGAGGCATCCCGCGAGCGTATGCTTAACAAGCCTATTGTAACCTGTCCTCATTGCGGTAAGCAAGGCAAGGAAGGTATGGCTATGAGGCGTTGGCATTTCGATAACTGCCGTCACGCTGCCTGTAACTCATAGTATCTATATAGCCTCTCATACCATTCGTGTCTCCACTCGTCATAGTTTTCCGGTGTAAGATCGAACTGCTGATATACTAAATCCCTGGTGCACATAAATATGTGCCCTTCCCGAATGTTGGTTCCATACACCTCATTGTGTGCTTCTGCATATGCTACAAGTTGCAGATAGTAATCCATCACCCATTCTTCTTTCTTTTCTTTATTCGATTGTTTAAAATCGCAAATTGACGGATTGCCTTTATACTCACAGACTAAGTCAGTTGTGCCAGCATACATATTAGGCATATATACTGCTATCTCAGAGCCCCATATCTCAGTGATTTGGCTAAATGCTTGCTCACGGATAACTTCTGCCATTTTGTGTGCTTGTTGGGCATATGGATTGCTTCCAGGTGTGGGCCACTCGCCAGTCTCAATGTAGTCCTCAAGATATTTGTGCATCCTAGTTCCTACACCGGCAGCCTCTGTAGTAATCTCTTGTGCTTTTTGTTCACCAACTCTCTTCCGCCATTCCATTAGATGAGTTTTGTCCTTTGTAGCGTCTAGTACCGTAGTAACACTAGGCACAGGACCGCCGTTAGGAGCATTATAAAGTCGCTTTCCATCGACACTCGTTCGGGTGAGGGGTTTGTAATCAAATTTATTTACTATTAGACTCATATTTAATTTAGCATAGAGGGATCATTATTAGAATCAAAGAAAGTGTCATCATATGAATAATATGGATTATTATATGCTGTATCGTGTTCTGCTTGAATAAACTCCACTTCTGGAACGTGTTGGCGGAACATACCTTCGATTCCCATTTGTAACGTATAAGTTGAGCCAGCGCAGCCACTACAACTACCAGACAGTTGTAATGTTAGAACACCATCTTCAAAACTAATAAAGTTTACCACCCCACCATGCATATCCACCGCAGGTGCTACATACTCTTTTAGAATTTCTTTAATATGTGTAATTACTTCTTCGTTGGTTCTTACTTTTTCCATTTTATACTTTCATTATAACACGAATAATTTCGTTTGTCAAGTCTTTTTTATACATTAGATCCGAGGCTACTAATATCAGTAGCTTGTTTAGCCAGTTGCTCTACTCCGTTTGGATCAGCATCAGTTGCTGCTTCCTCACCGCCTTTGTCATCTATTGTTTTTGCTGTTTTAGCTTCAATTCCCTTCTGATCAAAGTTTGCTACCATTGTCTTTACACGTGGATCAGTATCGTATGAAGCTTTAAATGCCCCATAGTCAAAGTTTTCTCCACCAGCGTTACGCATTGCTTTGTTCAAGTCAATGTTCATAGCGCCTTCTTTTTTGTTCTCGTCTGTTACTTTGTCAAAGTGTAGATATAAGCCTGTGTTCTTTTCATCAGCAGCGCCAATTAGACTGCGAAGAACCATAGCTAATTTTGGTGCTGTGGATTTAGGTCCTGCGTCAGGCGCGGGTGGAGGTGGAGGAGCTTCTCCATCCATCCCCATCATGTCTTCGCCTTCTTCAGAAATTATTTTTTTTTTGAGCTAAGGATTGTTCCTAGTGAGTGTGATAGCCTATTGATGCTTTCTCTTGCTGGGCGTCCTGCGTCTTCCATTCCGCCTCCTGCTGCGGGTGCTGTGGCAAACTCATCTCCGCCTGCTTCCATACCTGCTTCCATACCTGGTTCAGCTGGCATCTCTGCTCCCATTTCAGCTCCGCCCTCAAGTGGTTCCATCTCGCCTTCTGGCGCTGGTTCGGCACCCATCTCTTGAGGTGCTGCGCCGCCTTCGCCTGTTAACAAGGATACTCCTTGTGTTAGTGCGCCTCTTGATGCCTCTAGTGCTTGATATAGTGCTTCTAATGTGGGTTTTACTGATTGCTGGAATTGATCCGCCTGCTCTTGTCCAAGTTCATCACGGATTGCGTCTGTTAGTTTCAACATACTTTCTGATTGCATCTCAGCAGTATCCTGTAACCATTTGCCTACTGTATCTACAAGTTCTTTCGCTGCCATTACAAGTTCAGCTTGCTCTTGTGCACCTTCAGCTAATCTTGAACCGTTGGTGTACATAATGCCTTCGCCTCTTAGAGAATTTACGGCATCTTTGGCGTGTTTGCCTGCTTGCTGTCCTGAGGATTTTGTTCTAACTTTGAACTTTTTCTTAGGTTGCATTTGCTTAGTTCTATATCTATCAATAGCGTCATCAGCAGCATCTACAGTATTATCAACTCCTCTGCCTACTCTTTTTACGCCTTTCTTAGCAAGCTTCATACCTGGAGTAATGACATTGTCATCAACCCATTGTTGCCCTTTTCTTAGTGCTTTACCTATACCAAGGTCCACTGTTGAAGTACGTTCTGAGATATGATTTCTCTCACTAAGAGCAGCATTTAAAACATCCAAATACATTTTGTTTCTTTGGTAGTCTTCGTTTCGTATTGTAGCATCAAAACTTTCTGTAGTTTCAATGTCACGCAAACTTGTTCTCACTTTATTGCGAGCATCTTGTAACTGCTCTAAAGTAAATGCCTCTAAATCAATCTTTTGGCCGAAGGTTTTAGCTAGAGTTTCATTTAGCTGTGCAGCAGTTTTTGGTTTCGAAATCTCTTGTAGTTTCATGATTACTCATCCTAATAATATATTTTATTTATTTATCTTTACGCTAATATTATTTCTTTAATCTGCTGTTTAGCATGAGCAGTGAGTGCCTCAGATAGTTCTAATCTCGTAGTAATAGTTAATGTCTTATCTGGATTATCGGAATGTGCCAATGAGTTTTTATAAAATCTACTATCTAGTTCATGCTTCTCAATTAGCTTATCTAATTCTTTGATTTTAGATATGTGTTCTAAGTTGTTCGTTATTCGTGCTCTAACAAAAGCAAGAGCTGCTGCTCTTGTCCATGTTTCTTCTATTACACGATCCCGCTCAACATCTATAACATAATAACCTGCCTCAATTGGCATAATCTCATAACCGCCCACACGAATATTATTATTGATCTTGACTGGAATAGTTGATAGCATTTTAGATTTATTAATGAGTGAAAAGATTTGTTCAACGATGTGTTTATTGTACATTTTTCCTTACTGAAACGAGTCCACCTTCAACAATACGTTTGACTAGGGATTTCCTAATCAAATCATTTAAAACAACTTGCTCATGATCATTGAAGAAAGTCAATAAAACATTATGCTCAGGCATTCTGTCTAGGAGAGCACTTTCTTCATTATTAACGTAGATACTAAATTCGCCTAGTAGCTCATTCAGTCTCATATCACGTTAACTTTTGTCCCGGCTTTTAGTCCTTGCTGAGCGCCAGGGCCGGATGCCTTTGTGTTTATTGTTACGTTGCCTTGCTTGTCAGTAGATGCAGCTCCTGGTTTCTTTGGATCCTTAGGTATGTTCATTGTCACCTTTGTTTTAGGATCAACCACTGTAGTAGCTTTGGGATCATCTTTGACGACTTGCATTTGCTTAGGTCCGTTAGCATTGCCAGGACCAGTAGGAGGTGTGGGCGGTGTGGGGCCCATTTCTAATAACGGCTCTTGTGTAATATCTGATATTCTCATATTATTCCTTAGTGTTTGTTGAGCCGTTGTACTCGTTTAGAAGCAGGATTTACTCGTTTGGTTTTTTGTGCTTTACGCATCATACGAGCGCCTTGCTTAGATTTAGTCTTTCTCAGAGACATTCGTTTTTTGATATCAATAGGAGCATAGCATTGTGACATAGAAGTAACAACTCTACCATTGCGTTTGCCACCTGAACATCGATATTTTCTTACAACTTGTTTTCCGGATCGAGCCCAAACTTGTTTTTCGTTTATCTCGATATCCTCTAATAATTCTTGTACTTGCATACAAGTATTTAGTCGATATGTCTAAAAGTTATATTTTTCTTTCGAGAGTCTTTTGTTAACATAACTGCTTGATCTATCTCTGCTGTTTCATCTAGTCCTAATGTAACAGGAACAAAATCAAAATCTTCTTTAAACATATCAGTCGTAATAGGAGTATCTCTTTCATCTTCAAATGTTATAACCCAATACTTCTGCTTACCTTTAAAGTTAACACCAAAGCCTAGTGTAGAAATTCCTCCGTGTTTTAGTTCAATTTTTGTAGGGGTTAGGTTAGCTCTTAAAGATGCTGTTTGGATTAGTGTATTTAAATTTGATTGTTGTGCGTATTCTTTTTGATTATCATCGCCTCGACGGGCGTTTGTATTTGTAACGTCAATAAGTGTTAGTATTTGTGTTCTCATACTACTATTTAAGTAGAAGTAAAAAAAGCACCGCAAAAAACGGTGCTCTTTTTACAGTGGGTTAAATCCCTATCTTAGTGAAGTGGAGCGAAGTAAGCAACGATTGTAGCGGAACCACCAGCTTCGGCAGCAGCATCGTCAATGTTTGGTTCGCCAGTTGTTTGGCAGCGGAACCACATCTCGCCCAGTGTTGAACCACCAGCAGCCTCAATCTTGTCTTTGATGGGAAGTCCATCAGGAGTACCAAGAGCGGCAATTGTTACTGTATCTACTGGCAATGGATCAGCACCATCTGCATATGGATGTCCATTTGGGTAACCTGTTACAGGTGTAAAGATGTTAGTAGCTGAGGCAGTTTGTGTAGCAGACTTGCCTTGAGCCATAGTCATCTTATTCATAAAGACCCAAATATCATCATATGTCATAGCCGATTTTACGAAACGAACGATTAGTTCGCGTCCTACATCAGCTTGGTTATTAGTAAGAGTTTTATAATTATCAGCATACCCCCACCCGTGATGGGTTGTATAATTCATTAAATCAGCCATTTTTCATTCTCCTTAAAAATGTTTCTAATATTATTTAGCCATTTTTTGATTTTAAAGCTCGCTTATGTAGATTTCGTAACATCTGAACTTCAGCTGGTCCAGCATCTATGATATCACTTATAATCTCAAATAACGGATGATACGAGCTGACTAAGTGGCTTGGTATTGATTTACCTTCCCTAGCATGGCGTAGGAACATCATGAGCTGCCCTAGTTTATTTCCTTCTACGCCTAACCTTCTATATAACATAAACTCTTTAGGAGTTGTAGTTATATCAGGTGTGCTTTGTGCAGGCTCTGTATCTGTAACTCGTGAGCTTTCTAAATCGTTATCTGCGACTAGCTTGCTAAAATCATCTATAATATCGCTATTTCGTAGTTTAGCTCGTAAAGCATATAATAATTTAGTAGCAATATTTTTTTGAGCCTCTCTAGACTCTTTGCTGTAACGCCCAATATAGCGTCTCAATTCGCTATAATCTTTATTGTTTATGTTTAATCCATTCTCTATACGAATGAACATTTGTTGTGTTGAAGACGGAGTTCCTACACTCATACGAGCTATATATTGTGTAACCTCTCGAGCAGGAAAAGCACTCAAACCTTGCTGCCTTCGAGCAGATCCTGGATCTTTTAGTTTTCCTATAGCTTCGTCATCGCCTTGAATAAAATATATGTAATTGTATAAGTCTGTTCCGCTTGGGCGAAATGCCTTATAACTGTGATGTTTTGTTTTAGATGCATACTTATGAACAAAACTTGAATATCTTGGGTAATGTTTCATCAGTTCCATACTAAGAAGTATAAGATACATTCGTTCACAACAATCACTATAAGTGAGAGATCTCTGATTTAGAGAGTCTCTAATCATTTTAGATTCATGCAATTCTTTTATAAATTCCATCATCGTTCTATTGCTCTGTTTGCTGCTGTAAATCCTGCTCTATTAACTAACTTAATAGGACCTTCAGGATGAGATAATACATAGCCTTCACCTCCTGGAGTATCACCAATAGATGCTTTGACATCAGCGTCTTGCTTGTCAAACTGATCTATAATATGATCCTTTACAACTTGTATTTCTCTTACTATTTTCCATAGTGCTGTAAATCCTGCTTTGTTGTTTTGAATATAATCTCGCATTCTCTCTTGCTTTGGTGCGCTAACTTTACTACTGGCTAGCCAATCAAGAAAGTCGCCCCCCAAGTCATTCATATTAGAACCAACTTTACTGTTTGTGTATGTGTAGAAGACAGAAGGCAAATCTGATATTTTTAGCCCTTGTAATGTTTCTCTTTTTAGCAAAGAATCAATAGCTTTACCATGCTGATTGATATGAGCTTGTAACTGCTTTATTTCATCGTTCTTTACTTTTGGAGATTTTTGTACAACGACTGGAGGGAATATCAATGCCTCTCCGTCACCAAAATAAGCATTGGGATCAATGCTTAATGGTGATTCAGTGCCATCCTCACTAACCTCATTGTGTATAACTACGCCTGTTTTAGAACGAGCGATGCGTTGCCCTAACTCACTCTTGACAGGTATAGTATATGTTACAATATTTGGTGTGAAGACAAAGTTACCGTCTACGACTTTTGGCGTATCAAAGTACAGCAAGTCACCCTTGAAGTATCCAGTATGATCCGGTGGAACTACTGATTGAAAGCTATCAAATATATTCTTCATATTACGGGCAAACTTGGCATAACCATCTGGAACTTCCTGTCCTTTGCTCAACTTCCTGTTTACCAACATTTTTTCTAATTCTCTGCCTGATTTGCTTTTGCCGTCGTATCCCTTCGCACCAAAACCCGACTTGTCTGTTAGCACAAACTTACCAGTAACTTCGTCACGTCCAAATATGATAGCAGGAGATCCGTCCCACTTTATAGTGACATCCTCATGTCCTCCGTTAGCTAAATTCTTAAGGCTTTCTAGAGCACGAATTGCTCCCTGAGATCCCTCCCAGAACACAACGTCTTCGGCGTGTTGGATTCTTGCGCCTTCCATTAGTAACTCATCTTCTAATAGTAAAGATTCACTAAATTCAAAAAACCTCATAAGCCAGCCGCTGCCTTCATTTGTTCTAGCTCGTCATAGTGCTTGCTCTCTTGTAGAGATAAGCCCTCTTTAGCAAACGCATCACGAGCGTCAGCTACGAGCTTCTCAGCATCAGGCATTACTTTTACTTTAGCCCACATAGCCTCAACTGAATCTAAATCTTCAGCTCTGCCATTTGGTCCTAGTAATTTCTTTGCTATCTCGGCTGGGTTTTGTGATATAAGTTCTCGAGTTTCTCTGTTAACTAATCCTTTTTGAAAGCTCCACATCATTCCTTTAGCTTTAGCAATAGATGCCATCATTAGATGTCTATGCTTTCCTTTGAATGGAGAGTCAGATGCTATACCTTTCATGCTCCATCTCATCCAATCTTGATCTCCAAACATCAGATCGGTTTGAACAAAACCGTTGCTTTCGTCGCCACGGATAGGAGTCTTGAAACTAATATTGACACCAAACTTCTTTATCCATTGTTTAGGATCTAGATTGCGCTCATTAACCCAAGCCATAAGTTTGTTGTAAATCTCTTCCTTATCTTTTGGATTAACAGCTATATCTAAATCACCTGAAGTGTCTTTTATTCCTGTTGTGCCTAGTTTGAAGTCTTGGTGAGGAACACCTGTTAACTTCTCTAGCCAAGCTAGGGTAGGTTCAACATCTGCTCTGTTGATTCTTTGTGTTCCACCTTCGCCAGTCCAAATGTTGCCGCCTTCATTTATTATCACGCCGTTTGCTTTCAATTATTTTATCTACGCCTCTCTTAAATTTGCGAGGATCACCTGAGCGTATGCTATTGAAAAACCTACGCTCAAGCTCATTAGCAGTCTGTTCATCATACGTTTCATAAATCTTTTTGAATAGATTTATACTGCTGTTTATAATATTGTTGGCTGTGCTCTCGATGAGATGATCCGTATTACGGTTCCTTGCCATTTCGTTTAGTTCTTGTAATATAGAACGAGTCTGCTTTTTCATATGCGTATTCCTATAATATATTTA